TGGCGTCAAAAGCATCTTTGATATTGTACTTTCCCGCGCTCGTGATGCGCTTGATCGCGGCGCGGTACGTATCATCGTTACTGGGCACAGCAGAGGTGCAGCGATAGCGCAAGGTGTTGCTGTTGGGCTTCAAAAAATTTTATCGGAGCAAGAAAAAAGGAAATTCCTATTGTGCGCCCGATTGTTCGCATCGCCGCGATATTTTAACCGCGCCGGTGTTGTATCTTACAACAGGCGCGTGCCCGACACGATAAGAATACGCTATCGCAATGATCCGGTGTGCGGAGTGCCGCCTGATTGGATGGGATACGACGAGCGCGTCGGCGATGAGATACGGCTCGACTACACATGGATCGATGCTATATCTCCGTGCTCGTGGGCTGCCTGTGTACCGGTTGTTGGTACCGCTCTATCGGCAATCGCAGCGGCAGACCACTACCCGATGCGCTATCTTGCCGGACTACGCCGCATCTAATTAACATAATACAATAAAACCCTCTATAACGCTTTATTTTGCGCTATACGGGGTTTTCCCTGCTTGGGTGCTATATGATGTACCCCCCGGTACACGACGCTTTATAACGCAATAGCGAGCGTTATACGCGATTTTGGGAAATATGTACGAAATGTATTATTAACGACTGTTTTCGGACATTGCAACGCTTATTTTTCATTTTTTTCCCGTTTTTTTCCATTTTTTTGCTTGACTTTTCCACGGATATATTATATTATACATGTACGATTATTGATGATCGTACAAAAAATTAAGGAGTTAGTTATGAAAGCGATTGTTGTCGAAAGCATGGACGGTATACGAGCTCGCTTGGTAAGCGAGCACCGTACGATCGCCGAGGCAATGGATGCCGCGGAGATCGGAATAGATTACCAAAACTTACGTGTCGTCATTGTCCCGGACGACCCAATCGTCGTCCCAAGGGACAACTACGGCTACGTGCAGACCGGGGCACGTAGACTAATGTTGCATCATCTATTCCCGGGGTTGTGCGACGCGATAGATACGGTCGTCGCACATCGGATCGACACGATCTGTCGATCCGAAGAAGAAGTCGAGGAAGCCGAAAAGCTCCTCGGCGCATATCTTGGGTAGAGGAGGTGAAGGACATCAGATCTTGGAAAGACAGGAAGCGACAAAAAAATAATCGTAAAAACAAGGAGGTCTAAAATGAAAACCTATTACGTAACTGACAAATGTCGTCTGCAGAGTGATAATATGGTGAGGACGGTACTGTACCTCACCGAGGACAGAATGAGTTGGAATCGCCTTGGCGTGAAAAGACGCCCAGGGATTTACGACAAAAAATTGGCAAAGGTTATAGTAAGTGCTCCAGAGTATATCTGGAGCGAACACAGCTACATCGATTATGTAATCGATGTAGCACACGCCGCGTTGCTGCGGCGTGGGGTAATATGTGAACACCCAAGCGGTTGTTATTTGATCGATGGTGGTAATGTATGATATACTATGCAATGAGAGGAATTCGAATAGTTCGGGTATTGAACGATCCCGAGATACGGGACGGAAAGATATGGATCAATGGTGTTCCACTATTGGGGATCACAGATGATGCTTCTAAGGCGATAGCAGCGGACGCCTGCAGACGCCGTGCCTGGGACGAAATACCAGAAGAATACTATTGCCGTATTGGGGTGAACAGCAATGGTGTCACGGTAGTCTCGAGGGAAGACTACCGTAGAGCCGAGTGGGAGAACCTCCCGCAGGCGGAAAAGGAATATATAGAGATAGAGAGGATATTTCTGCAGTCATATCGTCGAGAAACGGACTCAGATGATGACAACGTCTATGATGCGCTTGCTATAAGAAGCAGAGCGCAACATATGATGAACGAGTGGATGAAGAAATACCCGAAAGAAGCGGAAGAAAAGGAAAAGGAGAAAGGAGGTGAAAAATAAATAAAAATTAAAAAAAGAAGCGGTCGTATATTAACGTATGCGGCCGCGTCGCTTGCGGAGGCAGCGTTCCGCGAGGCGGCGCTGCGCGGCGAGCACGTCGCGCTGATGACGGACGACGGCAAGATCGTCGCCGTTACGCCGCATAGGAGACTGCGGCGCAAGCGATAACATAAGCCACCCCGTTAGGGGTGGCTTTTTTTATGCAAACAAAAAAAATAAGGAGCAGAAAATGAAAAGAAAAAACAAACAACAAGAAGAAGAAGTCGTCGTTGATGCGGGAGTGATCTTGCACCGCAACAAACAGGAAGACAATCAAAAAAAAGAGATTGCGGTGCGCGATGCAACGCAACCGCCGGAAAAAACTGATGGGCAAGCGAACTATGATACGCTACGCAGCATGGCGGAGGCGTTCGCGCGCTCTAAACTGTTTGGCGTGCAGACGCCAGATCAGGCGCTCGCGCTGATGCTTGTCGCGCAGAGCGAGGGGAGGCACCCTGCATCAATCGCCGCGGAATACAACATCATACAAAACCGACCGGCGCTCAAAAGTGATGCGATGTTGTCGCGCTTCCAGGCGGCGGGCGGGAAAGTCAACTGGGAAAAATACACAGATAAGGAAGTCGTCGGAGTATTTTCCCACCCGCAAGGCGGCAATCTGCGAGTGTCGTGGGATATGCAGCGCGCTATGACCGCAGGCGTCGGCATCAAGGAAAACTACAAGAAATATCCGCGGCAAATGCTACGCGCACGGTGCATATCTGAGGGAGTACGCTCTGTATTCCCCGCAGTACTCGGCGGTATGTACACACCGGAGGAAGTCGCCGATTTTGAAGCGCCTCGGGAAATAACAGAAGAGAAAAATGTTGTCGATTATAATATCTGCAACTGGCCGAAAAGCAAAAATTTTGGCAAACGCTGGGAAGAGATGGACGACAACGATCTCTTATCCGCGCTAAAATTTTTGCATGAAAAATACACCGGGGGAGGTCGGGAAGAAATGATCGATATTATATCGACAATCCTTTCCGACCGCGAAGCGCGCGCAGAAGCCGAGCGCGGTGAAGGCGCGACAGTAGAATAACACAAGGAGTTAAAAAAATGAAAAGTCTTATAAACGCAACGAAAGATTACGTGTCGTCGATGTCACTGTTGTCGGAATTGCTGTCCCAAGAGTGGGAAAGCGAGGATGAAAAACAAAAATTCGCCGAAGAGATAGTGCGATCTATTGTCGGTGATGAAAAAACGATTGCGAAAAAGGTTGTTAATATCCAGGAAGTGATCAACGCGATTGATGCGCAGATCGAAAAAGCGCGCGCGTGGAAAAAAGATATTGATCGGCAGATCAAAATCGCGACAAACGTGCAGGAACGCGTGAAAGAGTATGCGCTCGAGTGTCTCAAGATTATATTTGCGCGCACCGGTCAAAAATATGTTGAGTCTGACGGCGTGCGAATATCATATCAAGCGCAAGGTCATAAGCACCCCGTTGTAATCGATGATGATGCGTTGGTATCATACAAGTATTACGACACAACTATATCGATAACGTTACCATACGAGAAAATGGAAGAAGTTATTTCCATGCTAAAGAACAACGGTGTGATGACATGGGAAGAGAAAAAAACAATATCGGCAGATAGGGTTCGTTCTGCGCTCCTCAACGATCAAAAAGTCGAAGGGGCGCATATCGCGCCGCAGGCGGAAGGCATCCGGATCAAAAATGTATTGCCGGGGAGTGATAAATGAAAAAAGAAAATAATATCCGAATCACGGTAGATTTGCCGGTTGAACTGTACGAGGCTCTGAAAAAAATCCGCGACGTGGAGAAGGCGAAGCCGACTATGTCATATATAGTAAGACGCATAATTGTTGAGCGTCTCAAGGAGATTGGCGATGATGCGCGGTGATCTATATCGGTGTATTGCCGTACCGGAAGTAGTGGAGATCATCTTTTGCGACGATGAGATAGTCCGCTATCGGATGTATGGCGGCGATGAGCGCGTAGCGTCGAGGATATGGTTTGAAGTATGGTACCGGAATATGTGGGCAAAAAAGGGGTGATAGCATGACGCAAAAAGATCGGATAAAAAAATATATTGACGATTTCGGCGGGATCACGGCAGCGCAGGCTGCCGCTGATCTCGGCGTGATGTATCTATCGGGGCGGATCAAAGACTTGCGGCGCGACGGAGTGCCGGTTGTCGCAGTTCCTCGCGTAGGCATTAACAGATATGGGGACAAGGTGCGGTATCATGAGTACACGATCAAAGTATAGAGCGCCGTTCCCATATTTCGGTGGGAAATCAAAAGTTGCTGATATAGTATGGCAGTCGTTAGGCGATCCAGAACATTATATCGAGCCGTTTTTCGGAAGCGGCGCGGTACTGTTATCTCGTAAAAACTGGTACGGTAAAATTGAAACAGTAAACGACAAGGACGGATACATTGCAAACGTGTGGAGATCGTTGCAGTTTGCGCCGGATGAGGTGGCGCGGTGGTGTGATTGGCCGGTTAATCACGCGGATTTATCGGCGCGGAAAAAAACGTTGGTAAAAAACGAATCGAGATTATTGGAAAATCTTATAGCCGACGAAAAATGGTATGATGCTGTAATGGCTGGCTACTGGATATGGGCGGCGTCGTGCTGGATAGGTAGCGGGTTGACTTCCATCGGGAAAAGACCGCACGTCAGCAACAGCGGCACTGGCATACACGCAATCGGGAAAAGACCGCACGTCAGCACTGGAGGCAAGGGCGTACAAGAGCCGTATAACACCAACATCTATACGTGGTTTCGCGAGTTGTCGGAGCGGTTGCGCTACGTACGCGTTGTATGCGGCGATTGGACGCGGGTATGCGGAGGAAATTGGCAAATCAATTGCGGCGTTTGCGGAATTTTTTTCGACCCGCCGTATGGCGTGAAAGATAGAGATACTGACCTCTATCATATCGATAGCACTACAGTTGCAGAGGATGTAATGGCGTGGTGTGCGGAGCGTGGAAAACGCGAAACATATCGCATCGTAATCGCCGGGTACGAAGAGTACGAACCGTTGCTCAAAAATGGATGGCGGTATATCCAATGGAGTTCGAAAGGTGGATATAGCAATCTTGGCAACGGACGCAGGAAAATAAACCGGCACCGCGAGCGGCTGTATTTTTCGCCACACTGTATCCAATCGGGGAACGAATTGTTTTTATGATAAAAACACTTGACTAAAGCGAGTTATTATATTATATTATGTTAAGTATGATAACCTATGGGCAAAATAAACGGAGAAAATCGGCGCAAGCCGTTTTTACAAGGGCGGCGGTATTCTATGCCCATAGGTACGCCGCCGACCCTTGTTTTTTTTCCCTATGAATAAACGGTATTGGCTAAAACTGAATGAGCATTTTTTTGACGACGACAAAATTATTTGGCTTGAGTCGCAACGCAACGGAGAAAAATATGTTTTGATATGGGTAAAATTACTTCTGAAGTGCCTGAAAAATAGAGACGAAGAGCATATAGGATTTTTGAGATTTACCGACAAGTTACCATACACGGAAGAACTGCTATCGAAAGCGCTATCAACAGATATAGATGCGCTACGGGTTGCGATGAAAATGTTTTTTGAACTTGGTATGGTGGAAAAATTGAAAGATGGAACATTGTACATTGAGGCAGTCCAATCGATGATTGGGAGTGAAACATCCGCGGCAGAACGGATGAGACGTATGCGGGAAAACCGCAAATTTTTGCAAATTTCGCAGGTAAAGCGTAACAATGTTACAGATGTGACGCGTAACGAGTTACACAATAAAGATATAGATATAGATAAAGATATAGATATAGAGAAAGAGAAAGAGAAAGAGAAAGAAAAAGAGAAAGAAATTTTCGACGTAAAAATTCCTGAAGTTATTGACGTTGAAATTTTCCGCGTGGCATGGAGAAAATGGGTTGAGTATCGAAAACAAATCCGGAAAAAACTTAATCGCATGACAGCCGAAAAACAACTTGAATTTCTCTCTGAAAATTCATCAGACGCAGTCGAGATAATCAATCAAAGCATCCGCAACGGCTGGCAAGGCTTGTTTCCTCTGCGCCGTGGGAAAGAAGCGCCGCGGCGTATTGGTATCGCTTTGCCGCCATCGGACTTTTGAGGTGTGCTATGGATACAATAGGCAACATAATACGCTACGATACGGCTATTGCAAAAAAAATATCAGACGGCGATATACCTTGCATCGCAGAAGAAAAAAAAGCCAACGAAAACGATATTTTGAGACAAAAAATAATTCTGTCTTTTGGGAAACACTATGCCGACAAGTCGTTTGAAAATTTCCGCGACGAAAAAAACACGATTGGGAAAGCAAAAAAAGCGCTCGAAAAAAACATGGGGCTATATATATACGGCAAGTCGAGGACGGGGAAAACGCATCTTGCTTGCGGAATATATCGGCATATACACAAAACAATATCGCATAATGTTTTGTTCAGAAAATGCGTCGAGCTCGATATTTTGTTTTCCGATTATAACGACGATGAGAGATTGCGAAAAATCGAGCTTTTGAAAAAAGTTGATTATCTATTCCTCGACGACATTGGAGTTGGAAAGTTAACGCAAGAAAGGCATAGCATGTACTATTATGTGATAGACTATCGCCTATCTAACGACTTATGGACATGCTACACGTCTAACTACATGACCAACGAACTTTGGAAAGGGAGCACGGATGCTGACCCAGCGAGGATAATATCAAGAATACGTGAGACTTGCAAAGGGATTGCGCTATGATTACATTCGAGCAACAGATTTATTTGGCAGTTACTTCGCGCGGTGTTTTTGTCCGCACGCGGCGCGGCGATATACCAATAAGCAAGAACGAATACGTGCAATGCGAATTTATCGATGACAAATCGTTTTCCGACTATTGCCATTGGCTTATGATGTATGCGCGCGGGTATTGCGAAAAAGATATTTTAATAAAAATTTTGAGCGGGGACGGGTTGTCAAGATTTTACGACGAACGCGACTTATCCATCCCGTACAGAGATACAACAGCATTACCTATACAGGCAAAACAGGCAAAACAAGAAAAACAAGAAACAATAGACAAAAAGGAAAACGCAATCGATGCGATAAAAAAATATGAAGATGCTATCAAAAAAAAAGTGATCTTGAAACAGTGCTTGCGATATGCGGGATAACGCCAGTACGAGAGTACCGGTTCCATCCGCCGCGGCGATACCGGTTTGATTACGCGATACCGGAACGCAAGATAGCAATCGAATACGAAGGAGGCGTATGGATACGCGGCAGACACAATCGCGGGCGTGGGTATGTCAACGATTGCCGGAAATATAATCTCGCGGCAATCGATGGGTGGATAGTTTTGCGACTAACCTCCGACGATTTGATCCCAAAAAACTTGCAAAAAACAATCGATATGATAAAATCCGCGCTGGAGTGCACAAATGGAAACTGCTATGTCAATCGCGCATGAGATATGCCGTGGGATACAAGCATCGTGTATTATGTGCGGCGATAGTTATAGCGAATTGCATCATTTCCCGAAACGCCACAAACGCGGCGGCGCGCCGGAGATACTATACATAACGCTTTTCCCAGTTTGCAAAAAATGCCATGAAAAATCGCCGACAGCACGCGCAATAACCCAAAAAACGAAAACAACATGCGCATACAACGCGATGTGGCGCGCTGCACTCGAGCATGCAAAACAAAACATTCTTCGCTATCGGACACTGGGGTAATCATACTAACTGCCATTTTTTCTATTCTTTTTTTGTTTTTTTTGGCTGTACTCGCGGTATACGGAGATATAAAGCACTACTCGACATATCGCGCGGACAGCCATGAAGTCGTAAAATTGATACCAATGGCAGGCGCGGAAAAAATAATTGACGATTACGATTTTACGAACTGCAATTTCCGAAGCGGTGCGGTTAAAAGATTTTTGTCGATGTTTCCAAAAAACAAATTCTCTCCCGAAGAGTCGGACTATATCGAGATCACTTGTGCCGCTCACTCAATTTCGCCGCTTATAATACTCACGAAACTTGAGACAGAAAATAATCTTGTTACTTGCAACCAAATCACAAATTACGAATACCGGAAACGTTGGGCGCTTGGATGCGCAATGTACACGACGATCAACAGCAACGGCGTGATAATCAAGCCTTACGCAGGATTTGAAAAACAGATATATACCGCTTGCAAGAAACTGCGTGATCATTTCAATTCTTGGCGCGATGGTGATATAGTGTATCTCAATCTCGATACAATCGCAGTGTTGCCAATCAACGCCGCGACGTATGCGCTGCATAAATACACTCCATTTTGGGGCGAGCACAGAGAAAACGGCGCGCATTGCAGCGGCAATGAGTCTTTTATTGTCGTATTTAATAATTTCAAAAAAATATGGAAGTCGGTAAAATGATAGTCTATCTCAAAAAAATAAAAGATAAACTCGTGCCAGAATCTTACGATGACAAAAAAAATCTCGACTTAATCCGATTAAAAACAAAAGATGGCGAGCGAATACGATTGGAGATACAAAAAGACCGCTCGACAAAACAACACCGCCTATATTGGAGTATGCTACAATACGCAATCGAGAACAGCGAAAAAATATCGAACACATACAAGAGCGCGCAAGAACTGCATATCGTGCTCAAGCACGAGTACTGCGCTTTGCGACCAGAGATGTACCGAGTAGTAAAGCTTTTTTCCGGGGAAAAGAGACGCACGGTTTTTTCGGAAAGCCCTTACGAAATGAAGCAAAAGGATTTTGACGAGTATTTTTCGTTTGCCGAGCAAATAGTTTCGAAAGTGATTGGCTATCCGATACTTGACACGATGGGGGTGGCATGAGATACGTTAGATATGGAAGTCTTCCGGATGGCTCGATTTTCCGCGACGTGTGCGGCGTGTACTACGTCAAGCGCACATATCATAGCGACGGGCGCGATATACCAGCGAGCGACCCTTTGCCGATCTATCGGGGCGCTACAGAGATCACGCATCACACGCCATCGGAGATAGTGCTAACGATCAGCAGACAAGATATACGGCGAGCTATAAACCGATTGACAAAAAAAGCTCGGAGGTTATATTATACACATGCTTATCGACGCAAGCTTGGCAATAAATGAACTGCGGAACTTATTTGCTGCACACGTTGGTACCGAGCGCTTCCGGTTTTTGACCGACCGGTTACAATTTATCCCTGAGCTATCACCATACAAAATACAGCGTGCGTCAATCGCTGGGGATGCTATCGTCGGCTATCTTGAGTGCTACATAGACACTGCCGATGTTGCACGCAATCTAATCGCAGCGTCTTTCAAACCGTCATCGATAACTTTCGCTCGTGATGCTATAGCATATACCAATTTGCTTTTCCGCAATTATTGCGTTAGGAAAATCGTGGTAGAAATAGCAACAAATAATTCACTCGCGGACACGTTTCGAAAATTTTTTAAAAAAAATGGCACACGCTATGTCGGAACACTATTAAAAGACCGTAAGTACCGCGGCGTAATATCAGATGTCGAGATATACGAAATAACACCGGAAAACATAAAATAATCCAAATAAAAAAATGGAAAAAAACAAAGAAAAAACCGGAAGAAAACAGCGGGTGAACAACGGGTGGAAGCCAGGTCAATCCGGCAATCCAAAAGGGAGACCGAAAGGCAAGGGGATCGCCGCTCACTTGCGGGAGATGGCGGAGGATGTGCACAAATCATCGCATGATGACTGGATCGTAACGCGGGGGGAGGCGCTCGCGAAAGCGCTTTTCGATATGGCGGAAACCGGCGACCCGCGGGAGCGGTTATACGCAATCGAGAAAATCCTTGAGTACGTTGACGGTAAAGCGCCGACGAAGATATTGCGGCAATCGCTTACCGAGGACAGACGCGATGCGATACGCTATCGCATACGCCGTGGGTTATGCTATGCGCAGTTACAACTGATCGATAGTATCAAGCGGCGGAAACTTGGGATGGCAGGACGCCGCGCTGGGAAGACGTATTGTATCGCGAGACGGTTTGTCGATCTTGCGGCGATGCACGATGGCGGCGAGGCATTATACATAGGGCTTACCGCCAAGACGGCATGGGAGCAGATGCTTCCGCACGTGATCGATGCGTTTTCAGCGGCAAAAATAGATCACAATATCAACGCGGCAAAATCTCTAATTGAGTACGAGGGCGGTGGGCTCTTGCGATTCTGCGGCAATGAGAGCCGCGACGACCGCGAGAAAATGCGCGGCTACGGTAAGGACAGACGGCTTGTAGTGATCGATGAATGCCAATCTCAAAAAGAGTTACGCTATCTTATCACCGAGATACTTGAGCCGACGCTGTTTGACACGCAGGGGACGATTGAGATGTACGGCACGCCGCCACGTGTGCGCGGCACGTTTTGGGAGCACGAATGGAGTAACACAAATTTAGACGCGCTGAAAATATCATGGACGATGTTTGACAACCCCGCGATCCCCGATCCGCAGCGGCAATTGGATGATCTTATGCTGCAACGCGGATGGACGCTGTCGAGCACAATTGTGCAACGCGAATACCTCGGCAAAATCATATACGACGACGAGGCGCTTGTGATCAGGTTAACCGATAAGCATTATTACACCGACGAGGATTATAATATTTGGCGAGAAAAACACGGCGATGTCCGCATCGTATGCGGGCTTGATCTTGGGTACGAGGATGCAGATGCCGTTTGCGCGCTTGCATATTCCCCTGCGTCTCCGATGGTGTGGGTTGTGTACGAGCAGACGGTACGGCGTCAGACGATAGGCGATCTCGTGTCGATGGTGCGTGAGGCACTTGACAAATCCGCGGTCTATGGCGATATTAGAGGCACGTTTGTTTTGACCGACATGGGCGGTCTCGGCAAAAAGATCGCGGAAGATCTGTTCTACGCGCACAACCTGCCGATCATGCCAGCGGAAAAGTCCGCGAAAGAAGCAGCGGTCGAGATGCTGCAACATGCGGTCATAACGGGGAACTTAAGGGTACGAAAGGATGGGCTATTCGATGCAGACGCAAAACGCATCGTGTACAAGCGTGATGAGCTGGACAATATCATCCGCGTCGTCGACGATGACATTTGCCATTCTGATATTTTCGACGCAGTACTGTACGCATATCGTGAGGCGGTGAAGCATGTCGGTGCTTGATATTGTTGGCAAGTGGATTATCGGCGGCAAACCTGAACCGCGCGCTGATCTCACGTACGAGGAGATCAAGCGGCTTGTCAACGAGACCGGAACAATCGCACAGATCAAACTCGCGAACGGGAACATACTAACGATCACGCCGCGCGAAACGAAACAGGAGCGCCGCCGCCGGATACACGAGGAAAACGCATGGTGAAAATAATCGACACTCAAGACACGCGCGCGATCAAGAGCGAGATACAGCGCATACGCGCGATGTGCGACAGAGTCCTGCCGCGATACCAGCGCAACCTCGCAAGATACTGCAACGTGCAAGACGGGCGCACAGCACTTGCCAATCTCCAAGACATCGAATACCCTTACAACTACTACGCGAGCGATGTTGATCTATACTCGACTTACAACGTGGTCAAGTCCTGTACCGACACGCTCACGAGCAAGATTTCGCAGAGCAAAGTCCGCCCATTTTTCAACGCGGTCGATGGAAGTTTTCATACTCGCAAAGTATGCCTCAACGCGCAGAGATTTTTTGATATTTATTTCGATAACCAGGATATCTATGCGCAGTCTGCGATTGCGGTGCGCGATGCGTTGCTGTTTGGACTCGGCGTTATGTGGATCGACGACAGTTCTTATCGCATACGACGTATCCCTCCGTGGTGGCTGTACGTTGATCCTTATGAGTACACAGAGGGCATTATTACGCGATGTTATGTGCGGCAACCGCATTACCCACGCGCCGCGCTCAAAAAACTACTCGACACACAAGATGCGAAACTTGACGACTACGCGCACAAGGTCGAAGTATGCACTTACTACGATCTGGAGAGCAAGCGCAAGTATATCTATGTCAACGGAGATTGCGCGCGGGTGTCTGATATTCCGTACGATGTCCCGCCTTTCGAGATTGTCTATTGGCTGCGTCCAGTGAAAGGGTTTTTCGCGCCCGCCGCTGCCGACGACATATACCCGATACAAGTGCGCATCGACGATCTTGAGCAAATCATCAAAGACGCATACGAAAAATCGGTGAAACACATGTTGCTCGTAGCTGACAAGAGCAATGTCAAAATATCATCGATAAGCAACAGCCCCGATACTGCTGTTTCTTACACCGCGACGCCGACGCCGTATCCTCCGGTGCAAGCGTTCACGCCGCCGCCGATTGACCCGGCATACGAGCGGCGACTTGCGGAACTTATCAACCGTGCTTACGAGTTCTACGGCATCTCGCAGCTATCCGCGCAATCGAAGCGTCCGAAAGGCGTTACGTCCGCACTACAGATCGAGACGATGCAAGATGTCGAGAGCGAGCGGTACAACGTATTTTTATCGGAGTGCATTTCGTTGTTTCCGCGCATCGCAAAAAAATGCATAGATATTTTCCCGCCGGAAGCAGAAATCATTGACGACCCGCGGATCAAGGGATACACATGGGCAGACATACAAGCCGCGCGCAAACTGTACCAGATACAGTTTTCGTCGGCGCACGTGCTTTCGAAAGACCCGAGCGAAAAGATCAAGCAGATACAAGAGCTCATCGCGATGGGATATATCGATCAGCGGACAGCGGCGAACTTGCTTGAGTTGCCTGACGTTGAGCGCGCCTACAACATTAGCAACGCCGCCGCCGATTACTGCGAGACGATAATCGAGCGTGCACTCACCACCGGCGATATAACCGGATGGAGCAAGGTCGTCGATCTCGATATGTTGATCTCGATGACGGCGACGTACATTATGCGGCTTGATATTGTCAATGCGCCGAAAAAAGAAATCGAAATCTTAACCGCGTTGTTGAAAACAGCGATGACGGAAAAAGATAAAGCAATCAAAGCAACAGCGCAAACGGAAACGCCGCCTCCGCCAGCACCGCCCGCTGGTGATATGGCAACGGTTCCGCCGCCTGACGCGATGAGTGCTGGACAAGCCCCGTGAGGGGAAGGAGGCAAAATGCCAGAAAACACAATGCCCCCGACGGGGGCGACAGACGTTGACTACGTGCAATCGCTTGCGGATGGGCTTAACGCGATGCGTCATGCTATCCTCGAGATCGGGCAGCACGTGCAGGCGCTTGAGAGCGAGTTCACACCGTTGAAACAGCGGTATGAAATCCTTGAGAGTACCTGCAAAAAATTCCTCGACGAATGGGAGCAGCGCGCGCTTGAAAAACTACGCGAAGACGGGATTGCCGAGATCAAGGGCAAGTACAAGGACAATGCCGAGTACAATGACCTTGTCGGAAAAATCCACGAATTGGCAGATCTTAAGAGCTACGGCTACGAAGATGGATGGTCGTATATCTATGATCTGCTCGATGAGGCGCGGCGCGAAGCCGAGCAAGCGAAAGAGCAAGCCGGTGATAACGCGCAACCGTTCGAAGAAGGGAAGTTCCTTGATGGCGTGTTCGGGTCGATCAAGGACAAAATGAAAAAAATTGCGGATGCGGCAAAAAAGGAATTGCCGGAAGCCGCCGCGGTGCAAATCAAAGCCGCGATACCCGAAGATGAAAAAATGAAAGCAGAAGCCGACGAAGCGGTGCGCATCGCGCGCAAGCTACGCGGCTAAAGGAGTAGATTATGAGTCTCGCAACTTTACTGTCTTCCACGGTATTGCCTGCGCTTAAAGAATACTATGGATCGCAGAAGATCACATCGTTGACGGAGCGGGCAAGCCCTGCTCTGCAACTGATGAAGCCGGAATACTTTTCCGGGAAAACCTATCCGACGCCGTTCAAAACTTACGACGGTGCCGGCGCGAGCGGCGATTACACGATTGCCGCCGCAGAAGTGTCGTCGGTGTTCGGCACGCAGGCGGCTGGGGTAACGCCTGCAACGTATTTCTCGACGTACCAGATCGACCCGCTTGAGTACCAGGCGAGCCGCGAGAACAAGGGGGCGTTCATACAGCTCAACATCGCAAAAATGGCAGCTGCTTTGAGCAACATGCGCCGCGGTCTTGGCGGCGCGCTCTATGGATACGGGTACGGCGAGGTGGGGCAAGTGCTTGAGGATGCAAGCTCCGGTACTGATGAGATCGTTGTCGATAGCGCGACGGCGATCAAACTCGACATCGGCAAGCGTATCTCGATCTATAATTCAAGCAACCCGACAAGCGGAAGCGCGATCAGCGGCAGCCCGTACACGATCTCGACGATCACGCGCAACAGCTCTACCGGTAACTACACGATCAAGCTTACAGCCAATCTCTCGGCATCGGTTACCGCGGGCTATTGGGTGCGTGTGTACGGTGGCGTTGATGGTTCCGGCAACGGGCGTTTGCCAGCAGGCATCGCGCAGTGGAATCCGTATCTCGATGACCGCGACGGCACTGATTGGGCGTCGTATATAGCGACTTCCTTTTTCGGGTTCTCGCGTTCTGCGTTCGTTGATCGGTACTGCGGCGCATTCTACAAGCGCCAATCGTCCGAGTCGTATGCGGATGCACTCGTAGAAGGGATACGGCTTGCGCGTCGCGGCGGACTTTCCGGTGCGGCAGTCGTGCTCGTTAACGATCAGGACTACAAAACGATCTTGGCGGAAGCAAACGCAAAGCTCGCGTACTGGTCGGATGTCAACGGCGCGAAAAAGACGACGATTGGTTACAACTTCGGCGGCAAAGCTTTGTCCGCGGCGTTCTCCGAGAACGAAGTCAAGCAGATCATTGATGATCCGTTCTGCCCGAAGGGCGTTGCGCATATCATCGACCCGGAAGAATGGAAGATGATCGTGATGACGCGCGTCGGCGATTTGCTTTCGAACGTCCCCGACGCAAACAAGCCGGGGAACGACGACGTTTACGGCGCAGGCGACAAGCCGCTGAACTTCGGGATGCTGCTTGATGACTGGCTCTCTATCGAGCCGGTACAGACAGCTAACGGCGTCGGCGCGCTTGTGTCGATCAACTTTTTCGGCAACTTCGTTTGCAACAAGCCGTCGGCTAACTGCGCGGTTGTGTTTTAAGGGCTGAGTGTATGGCGATCTCGGTAGCATCGTTGATCTCTCGTGCCTTGTCAATCTCAGATCATACTAACTCCTCCTTTCTAACGCAAGGCGATAAGCACGAGGCGATCAACGAGAGCTACCGAGACGCCTACAATTTTTTGTGCAATAATAACGACGATTATTTTTTGACAGAATTGGAATTTTCTATCACGTCGAAATACCAACTTCCAAATGATTTTTTGCGTTTGCGCGCATTGGATTATGACGATGGTGGCAAATGGTCGGAAGTCAAAAAATTTGCGATTAATCAACGAAACGCGCTGCAACAGAGCGGCGATGTCGCGCCGATGTATCGTCTGTCTGGTGAGTATCTATATATCATCCCGCAAGATGTAGCATACTCGATGCGGATGTGGTACTATCCGCAGCCATCGGTGCTGGTGTCAAGCGGTATATCGTCTTGGGTAACTGCGACCGCGTACAAGATCGGTGATATGGTATCGCAGAGCGGCAGCGTGTACGTTTGCATTATCGAGCATACGTCAGGGACATTTTCAACGGATTTGGCAGCAGGCAAGTGGTCGCTGTACACCGACGATCCTGTGGATGAGATTGACTATCCTAATAACCTCGTGCACGAAATTATTGTGTATTCAGCGGCAAAAAATTATCGCGCGAAGGCAAGGCAAGAATACGCGGCGATCAATGAGCGGCTCGCGGAACTGTGGATGCGGTTCGAAACGCAATCGCGGCGCGATGACGCTAACGCGGAAAAAATAAATTCAGTATATCCTAAACGCAGGATCATAATTTGAAGCCGATAAATCTACAACAGGGCATAAATCCTGTTTTTGATCCTCGCGCAAACCACGCGTTTGTCGGCGACGGGATGCTCGATGCGCCATTTGTTCTCAACCGCGCGTCGGCACAAAGCGGCGGGCTGTTGCCGTTGTATCGCAAGCAGTTATCTGCGTCGGATGATGAGATACGCTTTGTAGACGACAGCGGAAGAGTCGTTGAAGTCAAAAAGTCTTATGAGATCGATTTATCAAGAATAGTATACCTCGATGATGGTACGTATGCTGATAATTACCACACCAAACTTGCAAACGGATTATTGTTCGCCTATGGCGGATATACTGAAGCTGGTGGTTATCTATGGGTGAGTGATGACGACGGGCTCACATGGTCGCTTGAATATCACGGCGGAGCATTCTCAATCGGTATACAAGGCATAGTGTATAATAGCGCAACCGCAAAATGGTACATGCTCACGTCGTCAACATCATATTATTACCAGAGCAGTAACGGATCGTCATGGTCGCTTGCCGCCGCGTCTTTCCCGAGCGGGTATGATCCGGTATCAACAGAATATACGAGCGCATATATTCTCGTAACGAACATAGGATTATCCAATAAGATTTTCCGATCTGCAGACGGCGTTACATACACCGAGTACACTATGCCTGATACTGCGCAATGGGCAAAAATAATCGTGATCGATAATGATCGTGTCATAATAACTGCGCACAACGCGGATTTTTTCGCGTATTCTGATGACAGCGGCGCAACTTTTTCCAAAGTCGATTTGTTGTCAACAGATTATTGGCAGGATGGCGTTGTGATCGGCGCGAGCCAAGAATACGTTTATATTTTTTCGTCGGAAAAAGTATCCAAAATAAAATTATCAGACATGTCGATAACGGAGCATACGCTTAACAGGCAGATCACGCAGACGACTTTTGACAATAGAAGTTGCTATCGTGTTGTTGCAGGCGATATTCCAGATGGAAGCGATGTCAACGTAATGGTCGCGACAAAACGGGACGGAGTATACTATTCGCTTGACGGCGTGAATTGGAATGTCGTACAAGGGTTGAATTTCAGCGCATTCGACTGCGTCTCTGTGTCATATAGCAACGGATATTATTTTTTGCTTGATCGTATTTATCGGTCTGGCGATGGCGTATATGGCGGCGTTTGCTTTCTCAACACAAAAAGCCAAGTGTATGCCGATAACGTAGCAATAGGAAATTCATTTTCGCGGATAGGATTATCCAATTTCTGCGGTACACAGTACTCCGATGTGTTGTTTTATGACGGCGTGATGTATGGTTGCAAAATCGCAAACAACAGCATAGTAATTGATATTATCGACAAAGATAATCTTGAATACATTTCTCAATACGCGTCTTACTCGATCAACAGCGGGCGCGACGTGCAGTTTGTCCGTATGTCGGACGGTGTCGATGTGTGGTACAAGTCCGGAGGCGCAATCTATATGATCGTTGACGGCACGATATACGGCAGCATCGCGGAAGATTTTGATGTTTGTTATGAGATACCAGAGATAGCGGGTAAATATCTTTTCGGGAAACTTAAAATTTCCAATGCAGATGGCAACGAAATCGCAAAGTACGCGACATACTCAATCGGCAACCCGCCGACGCTTGTCGCGTCAAAGGATGGATGGTTCTATCCGTATTTCGATGACACAAAAACACCGAAACTTGGATTTGTCGGCGTTGAAAAATCTGGTTCCAATTATATTTTTGTTCATTATTCCGTTTTACCCGGTGGAAGTTTGTATCTCGAGTTTTCTGCCGGCAGCGGAGTGTCGCAAAAAAAAAGCATTAACGGAATGTACGCCGAATACGAAGGTTACCAGAAATACTCGACCATTTATCCGTATTTATCGGACACATCGAAGAGCGGAACAGGCGCTGATGGTGTAAATTTACTTGGATATTTTTCCATCATTGATTATCTACAGATATCGCTTGGAGAGCATCTGTATCTTCGAGCGACGTATAATCGCGCGTTAAAAAACTGCGACGGCTTATCCGTGTCTTTTGGAAACCGCTATATCGGCCGCCAGTTTGATATAGCAAATGTCGATTTTTCGTACCGGCCGCAGCTATTTGAGATTGATACTTATAAGCCGCGTATAGTATATCGCCAATCAGACGGCACGTTAGCATATGCCATTTTTGATCTCGTTGATGATTGCGATGTGCAAATAACAAAAATATCGCGCAACAAATATCTTGCGAACACGATTGATGTGTATGCGTTGATTGACACTGACGCGCAAATTGTATATCCGATTGGCATGGATTACAACGGTGCGGTTGAATACACGGCAAGCGGCGGCGAGCACGTGAAAATCGTAAATGATTATTACGAGACGGAATACAATACGGAAACCGGAATTGTCCCGCAAGCGGATGACAATGTTGAAGATATTGTAGATCAAAAATTATATTATTCGACGGCGACAAAAAACTATTATGTTTTCAATGGGCAACAAATAGAAAGCAACAAGTTCAACAGCGAGGCGTATCTTGATGACCACTCGCTTGTACCGATACCGCTGTATGCGTTGCTGCAAAATGGATATTGCTATCTTGACGGCGAGATATATCCGCTCGATAGTTTGCGCCCGCTCAACATATCTTTCACGATGCAGATCACGAACAAGAAATACGAACAGGCGTATTTTTTCTATTTGTTCGGCAACGATTACATGTTTGATGGGTCATTGATATATTTGCTTGACAAGATCAACAGCGATGCGCAAATTGTTTGCCGCGCGGATGGTTTGGTATTTTTGACGTTCACGCAGGCGATGGCGATATTTTTTTCGTATTCGGATAGTTCATTGTATATTTTTGACGGCGGGCGTGCGTTGACAAAATTTTTGCAAATGGATAGAATTTTCCCTCCGAGCAGCGATAGTATTATCGGAGATTTTTGCGCTAAAGAAAATTCCATTTTGCTGTCGAAGGGCGGTAACGCGGCGATTATACACGACAATAAAATATCATGGCTGCCGTCTCATGATATATTATACGCGAGCGATAATGGAATTTATTATAATGCGTCCGGCGGCGGTGTATACCAATTGGCATACCATAATTATGATGACGATTTCGCTGCAATCCAATTGTCTTGGCAATCGGCGTTTTTCAAAAATCCGGCGCAAGTATTAAGCGTCAAAGAAGTGCAATTGTATATCAAAGACAACGTAGGCGACGCGGAAGGTACGATAACGGTAAAATACTACGCATTCACCGAGGGCGATACGCTATCGGAGGACGAAAAAGAATATGCTATCGTTGCATCTGATTGGGATGACGGCGGTTATCTTTCGTTGCGGTACTATCCGCGATATAACGCGGTGTATGGATTTTCTGTCGGCATCGAAACGGATATGGATATATTAATACTTGACGTATCCGTATCTGTTAGTAGTATATCACAGACAGTCATTGCAGGGAGCAGGACAAGATGAGTGATTATAGCAAGGCACAAGAGCAATTGACGACGGAGCAATCGCGGCAACAAAAAGTTGAGGAAGAGCAGCAGCGCCTGATGACACAGCGTGCTGCGGAAGAGCAGGCGCAGCGTGAGCAAGCCGCGAAAACAGCCGCGGCGATGGAGCAGCAAGCCGCGGCGTTTGACCCGCAAACATACGCGCGGATGGTCGGACAACAGGCGGCGCAGCAACAGGCGGCGGCGGCGCGTGGAGCTGGCGCATCGGCGGGCAAAGCTGCGCGTCTTGGTAACGTCGGGATCGGGCAAGCGTATACGAGTGCATACGGTCAAGGGCAAGCGCAGAAACAAGCGATGACGGAGAGCGCGTTCGGCGCGCGTAGCGGGCTCGCAGGACAAGCGCAAAGCGGCGCGATGGGATATGGCGGACTCGCGGCAGACAGAGCGCGCACAGCTGCGGGGATGGCAACGCAACAATCAGAGATCGAGAAACAAAAAGCCGACTGGTGGAAACCGATTGTTGAGACGACGGGAGAGGTCGCAAAAACAACCGGCGCGATCGTGTCCGATATACGAGCAAAAGAGGGGATACGTAGCGCGCCCGACTTATCGGAGACGCTCGATAAGATACGAGCGCTTGAGTACAAGTATCTCCCCGGACACGGCAGCAGTGGGAAACATATCGGCGTTGCGGCACAAGAACTGGAAAAGACACCGCTCGCTGGTGCGGTCGTCGAAGATGGTGGAATAAAAAAAATCGATACCGAAAAATTGGAAGTTGCTAATACAGCATTGATAAAACAGCTATACGACAAGATCAAAAACATTGAGGAGAAAATGGATGCCGGCAAATGAATCGTACGTTGATATAGCGAACAGGTTGCTGATTAACCCGCCGCCGAAGATACCGACGGCATCGGAAGCGATGAGCACTGCCGCGCTTGGTGCGCAGTTGTATGGCGAGCCGCCATCAATGATGACTGATATACGGACGTTGCCTGCCGGAGTTATCACTCCGGAGGGCAAGCTCGATACTACGGGCAGCGATCCGTATAAGGGGGGGCAAGTAACTGCGCGAACCCAAGCACCGCAAGATGTTGCGCAGACTGGAGGTTTCCTGCCGCGGGAAGTCAAGCAACCCGCGCCCGAGACAGTGCCGCCGCAACAAATACCAGTACCGCAACTGCAACCAACGGCGGAAAAAGAAATTGTAAAAGAGGCGGCAAAAAAAACCGAAGAGAAAAAAGAAGAGAAAAAAGAAGCAAAAGACGCGACAAAACCCGAAGAAAAACCCGAAGAAAAACCGCTTGATCTCCAATGGCTCGAGGCACTACTCTATGGGCTATCAGATATATCAAAAACAGCGGTCGGTAAAGAGGGAAGGGCTATCGAGGGATTTTTGGATCGGGTTGCGCGCGAACGGCAACAGCAAAAAGAATTTGAGGCGCGGATGAAAGAGATTATGCAACAAAAAGCGGCGCGGCTTGAAGAAATGGAAGCTGGTACGAAAGGGCAAGAAAGATTAACACGGCTTGCTGCTGAACTCGCGCAGAAAAAAGTGCCGCAGTCAAGCAGCGGGTGGGCGGCAAGAGCTTTTGAGATGGGGAGATAATTGATGCCGTACCCGGAGTACTCACCACAAGTTATCGACGAGGCGTTCCGGCATGTTGCTGGGGATGTCCCGCGGGAAAAAGACATAGCCGGTGCGCTCAAAGTCGGCAGCGTCGCGGCGCTTAATGAATTGCTTTTCGGCTTGCCGGAACTCGCGTGGAAAAAAATGGCAAAACCTTCTGATACCGAGTCTTGGGAAAAACTAAAAAGCGAACACAAACTCGCTGGGATGATCGGCGGAGGCCTTGGCCTTGGAACGAGTATGCTCATCCCCGGAGGTGCGGCGAGACTTGCCGCGCGTGGTGCAGGGCTTGCGGCTCGTGCGGCGCGTCCGGTTGCATCATACTTCCGCCTCGGCGAAAAAGCAGCGGAGGCGGTAGGCAAAGCTGCGATACCGGCATCGATACGACCGCTTGCGGCGGCGGGCGCGAAAGGCGCGACAGAGGCGCTCACGTTTGCCGCGCCGAGGATCGCCGGTGAGATGGCGCTCGGAGATGGCGACACTGATACCGCGATCACCGAGGCGCTCTTGTCCGCTGCTGTCGGCGGCGGCATCGGAGCAGCCGGTAGTATCCTCGGCAAGGCATTGCCAAAGATGACTGAGCTTGAGACACTCAAGGATATAGGATTTTCCAAAGGCGCGGCGCTCAAGGCAGCGAAAGAGGGGATGGACATAGGAGAGACGGCGCGGCTTGCGAAACAATGGATAGCCGATAGAGGCGGGTCGTTCCGCGATCCGGCGAAGCGCGCGCAGTTCCTCGATGAGATCAAAACAAAAGCATCGGATAAGTACATCGTTATCGATGAAGCGACAAAGGGCGCGAAACTGCCTGGGTCAAAAAAACCGAAGACGATGGCGGAAGAGATCAAAAAAACGCTCGTGCCGGAAGAAGCGAAAAAGTTTACAAAGAATTTTTCGAGCGAGCAAAAAAAAGATATTGATGATTTTTTTGCGCGCGTTGCAAAAGATGCGCCGAAAGTAGAAAATCAATGGGTGTTCCTCGGAAAACAACTGAACAAAAAAATAGCAGAATTCCCGCCGTATGGAAAGGGAACTGATCGCGAGCTGAGAAAGTATTATCTCGATGTGGAAAAACACGTTGAAGATCAGATTGCAAAGATCGTAAACCAAAAAGCGGCGAGCACCGGCAAGGATATATACAAGAGCGCGCAAAAAGAATGGGCTATGTATCGGCAGCTTGAAAAAGTAGCGCGGCAACAATGGGGAGGCACTCTATCGGAGCTTTTCGGCGGCGGCAGCGACACGGCGATCAAGCTCTTGGCTATGCAGCAAGCGGCGCCGGTAGGTATTAGTGTCGCGGCGGGTGGCGGCGAGGCGCTACAGCAGCTCAAGGAGGGCGATATTGCATCAGCGGCAGGATCGCTTGCGCGCGGGCTCGGCGGATACGTAGCGGGGCGCGCTGCACATAGGGCGATACCATCGCTCACGGCTGCGCTTGAGCGCATCGGCGAGCGCCACGGAGCAAAAATTGAGCCAGCGCTTGAGCGCGCAGCGGGCGCGATTATACCAGCCGCAGTACCGGAAAAAGAAACCGCAGAAAAAACTGAAGAACAAAAAAAAGTTGAAGCGATGATGCCGGAAGCAGGTCGCCCGTGGTACGAAACAGAGAAGGGAAACGCTATCCTTACGCAAACGCTACAAGAAAAATATGAAAATGGTATCGCGAGCGGGATCATACCGGAAGATGTAAGTTTTGAACAGTTCGCCGATGCGATGGCTGAAAAGTCTCGCGGGTTTGATCCGCTTGCGATCTCACACTGGTTTTTTGATAAAGAGGAAATAAAGGATTTCCGAAAACAGTACTCACAGTATCAAGCGCAGCAACGTGCAATAAGTGAAATCGAAAAACTACGACCGGCGCTTGAGAAATTCGGATTTTTATCGACGATGACACTTACAGGCGGAAAAGAAAAAGTTGCGGCAGATAGGATTGCTGATATACTGCAAGAATTCGAAATTGAAACCGGAAAATATAAATCGCCGCGCCCCAAAAAAGTGATTGGAAAAGAGATATACGACTTACTGAAAAACAGATCGCTTACACCGGATGAAAAAATGGAAGATCTTAAGAACAAGTTTTATTTTGGCGACACTACTTTGTTGCAACAGATGGGGCTTGTGTGAAAGACTATACGCTGAAATCGATGCTCGGGCTTATCGGGCAACAAAAACAGCAAAATACGATCATAAAGGCGTATACGCCGCCGGAACTCACGCCGATGGAGGTTGCGGAAGCACAAGCGATATATCAGCGGCCGCAAAAATCGCCGGACACGCCGCCGCCGATGCCGCCGAAAAAGAAAGGATGGGGCGCGGCATGAATTTGTTACTTACAGGCGACGAAAAAATGGATAAAGCTATAATCAATCTGTACAATCAGATGATTGATATATCGCTACCTGCAGGTATTGTATCGGCATACACAGGGGACGAAGCCCCGGATGGGTGGCTTATGTGCGATGGCAAATCGTATCGCAAGACAGAGTACCCTGCGCTCTATGCAGTCATAAGAGATACATACGGCGCGACAGCAGATACCTTTTTTGTCCCGGACTATCGCGGGCATTTTTTGCGCGGAAGCGGCGCGCATGGAACTGCGGCGAAAGCGGCGGGCGGAAACTTTGCGGGGCCGGCGGTAGGGTCGCGCGAAGATGACGCAATGCAAGGGCATTATCATGGGGATGTCGTCGGAGATACCACAGGGACTGCCACTGGTGGCAACAACTGGACACAGGGCCCAACGTCGATTAACCCGCAAACGATAAACGGCTCGTATGTGAGTTCACCGATTACTGATGGGACGAACGGCGAACCGCGAACCGGGGATGAAACGAAGCCCGCGTCTTATGGCGTCAATTATATCATAAAAACATGAGAAGGCATAAAAATGGATATTGTTATCTCGGGTATTATCGCTGTAGCGGTCAATGCAACGATCACAGCCGTCATCGCTGGGATTGTCAACCGCTGGCTCAAAAAACGCGATGAAGAGGCGAAGGAGATCATCGATGCGATCAAGAGCGTGTCGGAAAAAGTAGACGCGCTGAAAAGTGAATTCGCTGTTTATCAGTTGACAGCACTGGAAAAATATGCATCAAAGGACGATCTTAACAATCAAAAAAATGAAAATACTACCGCGCATAAAGAATTTTGGGAGACACTAAATATCTTGAAAAACGACTTGACGGAGGTCAAAACTATGATTAACTTAACAAAGCGAGGTGCACTATGAGTTATATTTTTTACGACGACATCGAGGGTTACGAAGGGACGATCTCTGCTGGCGGTGATGAGACGATAACAGTTTCCAATTTCCCGGTTGCGTGCGGGATAGAGATCGTCAACGACGGCACAACCGACATCGAGTACGAGTACGATGGAAGGCCGTATACGGCAGGTACGGTCAAGGCAGGCGAAAGCCATTTCGAACCGATGGTATTTAAATTTGTTAAGCTTACGAACACGAGCGGATCGGTTGCTGCGTCGTATCGGGTGCGTATCGGTACGCAGACAATCGCGAGGCGGTGATGTATGTACGGGCTTATGCAGACAACGCCGGTAAGCGCAAATCACTACAAGGGTTGGTATGCAACGGAGGCGGCGCTCAACGCAGCTTGGCCGACTGCTAACGACGGCGATTGGGCGATAGTCGGCGATACCGATACCGTATGGGTATGGGATGGCGATACGAGCGCGTGGAAAGATAGCGGTCTCGGATCACTTGTGACGTCGGTTTTTGGGCGCACCGGTGCTGTTGTCGCGCAAGCAGGCGATTACACCGCTGCGCAGGTTGGTGCACTCGAAGCGGCTTCCAATCTCAACGATGTTGCGAGTAAGCCGGCATCGCGCAACAACCTCGGCGTGCCGCAGATACACACGTCTACGTCTGATCCGACGGTTGACAACGACGGCGTAGACACGGCAGGGCTCGGCAAGACGTTCGCAAAAGGCGATTTGTGGCTTAACACGTCAACAGGCATATTATATCGATGCATCGATAACGCTACCGGCGCGGCGCTATGGTGTGATCTGGATAGTGCTACCTGCGAGACGCTGTACGGTAACGGAGAGGATGGCGATGTTACGATCAGCGGCAGTGTAACACTAACAGCTAATGCGAACTATCGCAGTCTTACGCTTGCGGCTGGCGCATCGCTCAACGGCGCTGGATACTTTGTCCGCGTGCGCGACTTGCTTGATCTTTCCGCGGCACAGGCTGGGGCGATCAATCACAACGGCAACTCCGGCGGCAATGGCGGCGCTACCGGCACAGCGGGGGCGCAACCTGGAGCGCAAGGCGCAAACGAAATCCCCGGCGGAGTCACCCGCGGGCTTGCCGGCGGTGCTGGCGGGCAGTCGACCAACGCTTGGACTGGGCAGCAGGCAACGCAGAACGGCACACAGACAATCGCTACGTCGTCGTCTACGCCAGGCAGCGGGATGACAAGCGGAGCAGGCGGCGCAGGCGCAAGCGGCGCAGGCGGCGCTGCGCAAGTACCTGGGACTGTTAACACGACCGTATACAAGCGCCCTATAATGTACACATTTCTGCGTGGAGCTACTGCGGTCGTCGGTGGGGTCGGCGGCGATGGCGGCGGCGGTGGCGGCGGCGATAGCGTAACGCCTGCTAATGGCGGCGGTGGAGGGGCAGGTGGTAACTCTGGGCGTCCAGTAGTTATATTCGCGCGCATAATCAACCGCGGCGGCAACACCAACACGGGGATCATAACGGCGAAAGGCGGTAACGGAGGCAACGGCGGTACGCCCACTACAGGCAATGCAGGCGGTGGAGGCGGCGGCTCTGGCGGAGGCGGCGGATGGGTGTATATATGTTATCAGGAGATACGCGGCTCGACGATAACCGGCGCGATTGATGTAACCGGCGGCAACGGAGGCAACGGCGGCAGCGGCAGCGGTACTGGCAGCAGCGGCGGCGGTGGATCGTCTGGACACAGCGGTACGGTGATGCTGATCAACGTGCGTGCGCGCACAAGCACAGTATCGACAATCGCCGCGGCTGTCGCGGCGAGCGGGCAGACAGGCGGCGCAGCGACGACAAAACAAATCGATTTATGAGGTTAAAAGATGGCAAAAAAAATTGAAACAAAAAAAGAGCAAAAAAGAATTTGCTATGTCGTCAAAGACAAAAAAACAGGCGCAGATTTGATGCGCGTTGAAAACGATAATGAACAGAAATGTTTGTCGTCGATACAATCAATGGAATTTCCAGTAGAAGTTGTGATCGAAAAATTGCAATGATATTGACAAAACCGGTCAACCAACAAAAAATATCTCCGCCAGGCACAGCGCCAATTTTTTGGAACAAATTTAATTCAGCGATAGGAACTACCATTTCATCGGAAATCGGCGCTGATGTAGAATGTAATGAGCCAACGTTTGTCGCCGGAGTCTTCGGCAATGCAATCTACGCGCCGACAGCATCGCATGAATTATACAAGACACAATACACAGTTCCACGCGATGGTTGCTGCGAGATGTGGTTCAAGTCTGACGGATGGGACTGGGTCGGTAATAATCCCTCCGACGGGGCACAACATGTGTTCTACTATTCATGGGATACGCCTGTAACAGGAATAATTTTTTCTTTTGATCCAGGTGGTATCAGCGTATATGTATACGATGGCGACGGCAATTTACTTGATTATTTTGTCATGTCAACAATATCAGATATATATCGCGATATATGGACGCATCTTGCATTGACATGGTCGTATACTAATGGTCGCGTGAGGTTGTATATCGATGGCACGATGGAGGACGAGTACAATTCTTTTGCGGTTGATATGGACGGGTTCACACAATATTTGTCGATTGGTACATATTGGGCAGGGAGTTTGGAAATCAAAGGTGCTATAGACAATTTAAAAATTTACGATTTTGAAAAAACCGATTTTTCTGATAGGTTCGTTGAGGGTTGACGATTGCGTTTTTGTAATTATTATTATAGCGTGAGAATTCTACGCGGGCGGCGTGGGATTATCATATCAAAAAAAATCGGAGGTTAAACCGATGAAAATTATCTGTCTGTTACTCTCGTTTTGCGTCGCGCTATCCGCGGCGGATATTTATAGCGATGTCAAAAATGGATATTGCTATGAAGCGGCGTACAATTTTGTTGGTGTCGAGCCGGCATCGAACGTAACTGCGCTTATCACGTGCGGCAACGCACCGGTGTATCTCAACGCAGTGTTATCGGTCGATGGCAGCGGCGGGTACGCGGTGTGCAATATCAAACTCGCGAAAGACGTAGATTTTACAAACTCTGCAATCGCATCAAACACGTATGTCGCTGGGTCTCTGTCTAACCAGCAGGTCAGCGGCGTGTTTGATCTGCAGAACGCTAACCTCGCGCCGGTGATTTCTCAATCGCAGCCTGCATACACAGCATATCAGGGCGGCGTGCGCGAAACGTTTTTGATGGTGAGTAACGTTGGCAATATCACAAAAAATATCGCATTTTTCGGGACGGTAGGAAACAAAGTATTCAAAATGGAAACTCCTATTTTGCTTTACCCGAAGAAGACGTATTTTTTGATGGTTTCCAACAGCGCTGCTGCCGCTACGAACATAAGCGGAACGCTCATCGTACAGATACGTAAGTAAGTGTGGTTGATAAGGCGGGGAGAAAATCCCCGCCTTTTTTTGGAGGCAGTATGCAAGCTCTGCGGGATGAAAAAGGAAAAACGTCATCGATGCGCGTGATGTCTTTCATAATGCTTTTTGCAAGCATTGGTTTTTTGGCTTGCATCGGATACAATGTAATCATAGGACATTCCATTGACACGAACGCAATTTTTATTTTTTTGATTTGCATTTGTGGCGCGTTCGCCCCGAAAACAATACAGAAGTTCGCGGAAAAAGAACTGTCGAGATGAAGCGGGAAAACAAGATAAAAAAAGTGATGGAAGAGTATAGGCATGGAAAACTCAAAAGCAGCAGCGGGAAAAAAGTTATCAAGCCGGAACAAGCGATTGCGATTGCGCTTGCGGAAGCGGGGAGGAGGAAAAGATGATAGAAAGAAAGATATCGGAGATCGTAGTCCATCACTCCGCGTCTGCGTTTGGAGATGCACAGCTCATCAGGCACTGGCACGTCGATGAGCGCGGGTGGGGCGATATAGGATATCATTATGTTATCTGCAACGGGCGCGCAAAAAAGGATAGTGCTTTCTCGCCGCTTCTCGACGGGCTTATCGAGTTTGGACGCGATATATCAATCCCTGGAGCGCACGTACCGGAAGTCAATCCAACATCAATCGGAATATGTCTGATAGGCGAAAAAAGAGAAGACTATACCGATAGGCAGTTGCAATCGCTTGTGATGTTGATAGCATTACTCAAGCGCGCGTATCCTTTTGCGGAGGTCAAGGCGCACAAAGAATATGATCCGTCCAATAAGCCGATGTGCCCTGATATTGGTATGGACTCTTTACGCGCAAAAATATCGGCATACGAAACGATAGCTTCTTCCGCTTTCAAAAATCTTGTTTTTTGGTGATCTATGCACGCTGGAAAAGGTTTTTTGCAATTTTTGTTGCGCTCTTGTGTCACGTCGTATTTTGATCCGCGCACACACAAACTCAATCCAGATGCGTATAATGGAAATGGAAGTCTCAAGAAAGAATATGAAGGCAGCGTTGAAGATTATTTGCCGTATGATAGCCACGAATGGTTTTACGGCGGCAATGATTGCGGTTTCACTTGGGCGAGAACTTTGTATGGGCAAAAAACTTTTGGTGTTACACTACGGGGTACATATAATACCATAGGGTGGGCTTTGAACTTTGTCGCTGAAAAAAATTATGTGATGGACTATGAACCTTGGGGGAGCGTCACTGCTACAGGGATAGCGGTACATGCCGGTTTCCATTTTGGCGTCAAAAGCATATTTGATATTGTACTTTCCCGCGCTCGTGATGCGCTTGATCGCGGCGCGGTACGTATCATCGTTACTGGGCACAGCAGAGGTGCAGCGATAGCGCAAGGTGTTGCTGTTGGGCTTCAAAAAATTTTA